TTGGCGACTGGCTCTTCATCTTTGAGATCGAACAAGTGATGGTAGCTTTCTTGACGGCGAAATGCAGCTTCATTGAGCGATGAAGTTCAGTAGCAGTCTTCCGAGAGAAGGCGATTCCAGTTCTGAATGCTTCCCAGACGTGTCCAGTGATAGGATGTCCAGCAAGAGCTTGTTGCACGTTGTCGATGACTTTCTTGAGGTACGTGATCGGATTTCCGACGAAGGCAGCTGAGCGAAGTTGTTCGAAGATGTTGTCTCCGCAGGTCTTCGGATCGATCATCGGCTGATCGTCACAAGGTATCTGCGACTGACGGAAAATTCGAGCTGCTTCGAAGTGCTTGAGATCGATGTTTCCATCTCTCCAAGCTCTTCTCATGATGTACTCCTTCGGGTGGTAGGGAACTTCGACGACTTGTTCTTCTTCGGAGCTTCCAGGGATCACGAAGTTGAAGAACGAGATTTCTTCGTTGACGAGAGTTCGATCGATGGTAGCACGTTGCTTCAGGAAGCGGCTTTGCTGTTCGCTTGAGTGTTCGTAGAGGGCTTCCTTCAGTTCTTCGTAGGAAATCCACTCTTCCTTCGTCCAGTCGATTGGATCGGGTGGTCCTCCTTCTTTCCATGCTCTTCGAGTAGCTTCTTTTCCGTTCTTTCTTCGGATCTGAAACTCGAGCACAGAAGGATCAAGAGCACGGAGTCCCTTCTTCGACGAGTCTGCGAGAGCTTTCGTGATGTCGAATCGTCCTCCGACGTTGAACTCCTTGCGAGGGCGCACGTGTACTTCGAAATGGATTCGACGAGTGACAGCTTCCCATGAAGCGACGAGAGCTCTGAGATCTCCCATGTCATTTCCATTGATTTCTCGATTGGATGTGATGAAGAGGAAACGAGAGACAAACTTCGTGATTCCTTTCGCTTCGAGATTCGGCATGTTAACGTTGTACGTAGCGCTGTTGACACAGTTGATCAGTTCACGAGCGAAATCGGCGTTGGATTCGTTTTGCTTCACTTGGAGAGAATCGTCGAAGAGGACTCCTTCTTGGCCGTGGTAGCCTGACCAGAAGTCATCTTGGAAGTTCTTCCTGTAGAGCTCATCAGCTCCATCGTGGGAGATTCCAGGCTCGAGATCATTGAGCAAGTCAGTGAGCAGCGTAGGGATCATCGTTGTCTTTCCGACTCCAGGCGGTCCGCACAGATAGATGCACGTAGGCTCGACCCTCAGGGTGGTAGGGGTGAGCACCTTGTTCATCGCATCGATGCTGACGTTGAAGAGATCTCGGACACGTTTCCATGTCATGTAGAGCGAGCGGAATTCGGGAACGTCACAGAGTCGTTGAACTCTGATCTCGAGATCGTCTCCTTCTTCTGCGTGTTTCTGCACTTTCTTGGCGTATTGTCTGCTGATCGAGGCTCGGATGGCGGATCCAGAGGTCATCATGTGACATGCTTCGGCTAGCCATGTGTTCATCGCATCTGCGAGTGGCGCTTTGCTTATCAGATCATGGATTTCTGCATTGTCTGTAGTAATCCATCCGTAGATCTTCATTCCAAGCGCAGCGATCACAGTTGCAGCAGTGATTGTTCTTCCGAAAGAGACGATTGTCTTCGTGAACGACGACGAGCGTTCGTCCGTGACGAAGAAGAGTCCTCCGAAAAGAGCAACCAATGAACCGACGGCGGCGAGTAGAGCACGTGTAGAAGGCATTTCTGCGGCGTTGTGGACGTACTTCGATCTAGGAGCTGGGACAGGCTCTGAGGATGCTTCGAGTATTTCTTCCTCGGAATCCTCTTCTTCGTCTTCTTGACGGTACGAACGTATCCAGTTCCAGATTGATTCGAAGAGTCGACACACGATTCCGCATACGTCTCCTCCGATCATCAGTCCTCCGACTCCAGCCATGATAGCGATTCGAGAAGCAGTTGACCATCCAGTAGTAAGCGAGTGCACGAGGTAACCAACAATGAACATGATGATGACATCTTTAGCTACTCCGCAAACTCCGGACATGAGACTGCCGA